TCCAGAGTCTAAAGTAAATCATACATATGATGGTGGTGAGCAAGATACTGGCACCTGTGATATTTGTGGTCAGGGGCGTAACTCATTACTCCATAATCCAGTTCTTGAACCACCAGTAGTTCCAGAACCAGTTCCTAATGAAACACTGACACATTTACAAACTAAGATAGATGAACAAACAGTACTGATAAAAGAAATACTAGCTAAAGTAAACACAGCTACAGCAGCAGTGGAAAGAGCAGTACCAATTATTGAGCGTGTAGCAAAGATGTTTGGAGGCTAAGAATGAAAAAGAAAAAGCCTATGAAGAAAAAAGGAAAAGAGAACTTGCTTGAGATGTATGGTAAGCAGGCAATCACTGGTGAACCCAAAATGAAGATGAAGTGTTGAGTAAGCAGAAACTGGCAGAAACATGAGCTTACAGGAAGGTAATGCAGAATCAGTAATAGAGAAAGTGTGGAAGCCATATCCAAAGCAAGCACATTTTCTATCAATTCCTGATTCAATTTTTGAGGGTTTCTTCGCAGGTTCTAAGGGTCCAGGTAAGACGGATACCTTAATGATGCTGCCATTAATTAGGCAGTTTACTGAGCATCCTAAGTTTAAGCAGCTAGTTCTAAGACGAAACTTTACAGACTTAGAACAAGAAATTATCATTCGTCAGAAAGAATGGTATGCACCATCTGGTGCAACATATAATGAAACTAAACGAAGGTGGACATGGACCAGCGGGGCAATAGTTCAGAATGGTCATGCAGATAAAGAAGAAGATGTTCGTAAATATGACTCAGCAGAATATAATGTCATTACGTGGGATGAGGCTACTCACTTCACCAAATTTCAATATGAATATTTATCTTTTACTCGTTGTAGATCAAGTTCTCCAGATTTGCCTGCTATTGTTAGGGCTGGTAGCAATCCTGGAAATATTGGGCATACGTATTTCAGAAAGCGTTTTGTTGACCCCTATCGTGGTGGAAACAAAGTATTAGTTGATTCAAGAACTGGACTTAAAAGGATATACATTCCTGCTGGTCCATTTGATAATCCTAGTTTATTAAAGAATGATCCAACCTATTTACGCAAACTTGAGTCGCTTCCAGAGGCAGAAAAGAGAGCTGCCTTCGGAGACTGGTATACCTTTTCTGGACAAGTGTTTGAAGAATGGAGACTGGAGCCTTTACTTAATGAACCAGATATGGCAAGGCATGTTATATCCAGTTTTGCTATTCCATTTTGGTGGCCCAGAATATTGGCTATTGACTGGGGATTCGCCGCTTATACCGTTGCAGGATGGGGAGCTATTAGCCCTGATGGAAGGGTATATATTTACAGAGTATATGCAGTTAAAGGAAAACTAATTAAGAATTGGGCACCTGAAGTAGTAAACTTATCAAAAGATGAAAACATAGTAGATGCAGTAATTTGTCATAGTGCAAATCAAAATAGAGGTGAACCACATACTATTCAAGAGCAAGTTCAAACTGCACTTGAAGAAGGTGGAATGGATGTAGCACTTAGGCTTGGTGAAAAAGATAGAGTAGGTGGAAAGATGCTAGTGCATGAATATCTGCGCTGGACTCAAAAACCTGCACTAAAGCCAAATGAAGGTTACAATCATGAACTTGCTGTAAAGATATTACAGTTTCATGGACAGAAGAAATATGAAGAATATGTCAAATTCTTTGCAGAACAAAAGGAAGAAACTAATTTACCTAAGTTTCAGTTACTTGATGTAAGTCCAGAAGGTGAAAGTAACTTAGAATTAGCTGAATGCATTAGCTCTTGCATATATGATGACAAAGACTCAGAAGGTAAGCCAGCAGAAGATGTCAAAGAGTTCGATGGTGATGATTTTTATGATATGCTCCGCATGTTACTGCGCCGAGCAGATGACTACCTTAATGAAGTTATTGATGAATTTGAGACAAGAAAGAAAATTGAAAAAGCTTGTCAGAGTTTAATTCCTGGAATGGATCAAACTAAATTTTATCGAACGATGGAATCACTAGATATTTCTAATAGTCCAAATAGAGTAAGAATGCATAAACGTAGGGGCCGCCGATGAGAGAAATACTTGAAGCTCTGAAAAATTCAATATTAAATTGGCTTGAGAGGCCAGACTGTGAACGCTGCGCTGTGCTTGAAGCTGAGCTTGATTATGAACGTAGTCAAAAAGAGAAGCTTCAACGAATTATCTTTATAAATGCTAGACTAACAAATGAAGAAGTAGAAGATATAGATACTGAAATGAAAAGTATTAGTAGACACGTGAGTCTAAGGGATGCAATCAAAAGGAAGCAAGAAAAGATTAATAAAGAGAGATCAAAGGAAAAAGTCGAACCTGCAAAAAATAAGACTGAAGCAGAAGAAATATTCGAGAAGTCATTACAGAGTATTAGTTAATGCCTAAACTTATTGAACAAGCTATTCCTGAGGAAGAAGTTATTCCTGGGGAAGAAGTAATTCCTGAAGAATCTGTAGAAGAAACTACAGATGAAGAGGAAGAAATTGTTCCTAAAGAAGTAGAAGATGAATTGATGAATCTTCTTTCTGAGTGTGAGAAAGAGGATGATGAAGTTCGTACTGAATCTATCCGGCTATGCCGGTTGATTGAGGAATACTCCCGTGGAATTTATGATATTTATTGGGATGAAGCAGCGCGTGATTATAGGCAGCTTGATGAAGAGGATTTAGAAGATGTAGATGACAGGAAAAATATTAACATCACACGCCCTCATATGGAAAGCATTATTGCTGCTCTCAGTGTTAAGCTTCCTGGAGTTAATTTTTTTCCTGATGATGCTGAAGATCCTAATGATATTCAAACAGCAGATGCATATAATCATATCGTTAAGTTGATTCAGAAGCATAATAAAAGTCCATTACTTTTAATTCGTTGTCTTTCTTTACTTTGGCATTCTGGAACTGTATTTGGTTACAACTATTATAGGACTGATCCTAAGTTTGGCAGTATAAGTACTCCAATAACAGAACAGCGCAAGATATTTTCATATGATGTATACTGTCAGAATTGTGGAAATTTAATGGGTCATGTTAAGGAGACAAAGCCAACATCTCCAATTACATGTTCAGCGTGTGGTTTGACTTTAATACCTGAAGTTCTTGAGGGTGAAGAAACAATTGAACGTATTACTGGATACAATGAAAGTCCAAAAGGAAGAGTAGCAATTGATTTCTTTGGAGTCAAAAACGTAAAAGTACCTTTTTATGCAAGGAAGCAAGAAGATTGTGGCTATTTATTATTTAAGATAGATAGTCATTATGCAATGATTAAGAGTCAGTTCTCATCCATTGCAGATAAGATTAGAGAAGGTTCTGATGGAATTTCTGATGATTTCTATGAAAGGCATACAAGATTATCATCACAATATAATGGAACAATTCCTAAGAATCTTAATACAATGAAGGCACTGTGGCTTCGCCCTTGGATGTATTGGATATTCAAGGAAGAAGATTGTAGAGATTATTGTAATAAAAATTTTCCCAATGGTTGTGCATGTTTATTCGTAGATGATTTACTTGTTGCTATTGAAGATCAAGATTTAGATAAGCATTGGACTATTTCATTTGACCCATTAAGTGAGTTCATTCATGGTGAACCAATGGGTAAGCAATTAATTAGTGTACAAGAAGCAGAGAATGATTTATTTGATCTTTCAATGCAGACAATTGAGTATGGTATCTCTGAGAACTATGTAGATAGTAAAGTTGTTGATTTACAAAAATATGCTAATGAAGCTGCTAAACCAGGAATGCTCACAGCGGTCAAAGCACAACCTGGTAAAAGTATATCTGATGGATTCTATCAGACTAAACCAGCAACACTTGGTCAGGAAGTAGATATATTTCATAATCGTCTTGAAAAGATGGGTCAATTTGCAGTAGGAGACTTTCCTGCTTTATTTGGTGGAGAGCAAGAGGGTGGGAAGACTGCATATGAATATGAGAAATCAGGTTCACGAGCACTTCAAAGGCTCACATTAACATATAAGAAGCTTGTGGATCTTTGGATTGGAACTCTTGGAAAATCTACTATTCTATACGCTGAAAGGATGAAAGTAGATGAGAAGAATGTAACTAAAGTCAATGGTAAGTATATTAATGAGTGGATTAGAAAGGATAATCTTACTGGAAAAATTGGACAAGTTGAGCCTGAAAATGCTGAAACTCTTCCTCAGAGTATGGAGCAAGTCTGGCAATTATTAGTACGTATGTTAGAAATGAAAGATCCAGTTATAAATGCTGTAGTTCTTGCACCTGAGAATGCTCAGTTACTTAAAATGGCATCTGGAATGCATGACCTTTATATACCTGGTGAGAATGACAGGAATAAACAGTTTGCAGAAATTTATGAAATTATTGAAACTCAGGCTCCTGTTCCAATTGATCTAGAAATAGATGATCATCCTGTTCATATGAGAGTGCTCAAGCATTATTTAACTTCCCCACAGGGAATGAATATTTATAAAACATCACCAGAAACATACCAACTATTAATTCAACATTATTTGGAACATCAACAGGCTCAAGTTATTAATACGGCGGAACCAGTTGGAAATAGTAATGCTGGTGAAAAGCCAATTTCTAATGTAGGAGAATGATAATGAAGCTGTTTTTCTCTCCAGATGGAACTGCTGCTGGAAATATTACTGGGTTCTCTGGAACTAAGGGTGAGGATGATAATTCATCTAATGATGATCTGAAACTTCTAAAAGAAGGAAATGAAGAAGAAGATAAAGAAGAAGATAAAAAAGAAGAAGATAAAGAAGAAGACATTGAAGATAAAGA